AGTTGCTTGAACCAATCAAAAACCTGGATCCCAATCTCATATCAATCAATGAGGTTTCAGGAATCACTATTACGAATAAGGACAATGCTAGCAAAGAATGGGAGATTTCAGGTTCTGTCAATCTCTTTTCTTTTGGAGAGGCCACATTCAATTTTAATGTTGAGGATTATGCAGGAAATCAAATTTCCATCAGAGCACCAAGAGGATCTAAAGTTGATGTTGAGCAGGTTCTTATTATAACCATCAATGATATTCTCCAAGAACCTGGACAAGGTTACCAGTTCCCAGGTGGTAGTGTTCTGACCTTTGCTGAGGCTCCTAAGGTTGGTGATACTTGTAAGATCTTGTTCTTCAAGGGAACTGGAGACGACACTGATGTCATCCTCCGAGAGGTCATTGAAACCGTTAAGAAAGGTGATGAACTTACACTTGGTTATGATCCTGCTCGTGGACAAGACAAGTTCTTACAAGAAGAGGAAAGAACTGTAACTAATGTCAACTCTACCGATGTTGTTCAGACTTTCCCATACTTTGGACCAGGTAATACTGGAGACGAAGAACTGTTTAGACCTGTTGTATGGTGCAGACAAACTGAAGATAAGATTATTGATGAAAAACGTGTAGCAAAGGACAGAGAGTTATATGAACCTCTGATTTATCCTTTTGCACATATCACTAAGTCTGTTGGTATTGGTTCTACTCATGTTTATGTTGATAGAGTAAGACCTCTGTTCAACGGACAGAATGAAAATGATACAAGTCTGACTTTCCAAGAAAAAGTCAAGTTTGTCTCACAGGTAACTAAGGTTGGAGCATCTGCAACTGCTGTGGTAAGTGCAGCGGGTACAATTTCTTCCTTAGTCATATCCGATGGTGGTGTTGGATATTCTACTGCTACTGTAAGTATTGGTGGAACTGCACAGCAAGATCCTACATTAGGATTTACGACGGCTACTGCAAGAGTAACTATTAGTGCAGGTGGAACTATTTCTGCTTTGACCCTAACTAATGTTGGAACTGGATATACTACAGATAAACCACCTGTCGTATTGATTTCTCCTCCAACTGATGAGGAAGAAGAAAACTTGATTACAAATTACTTTGGTGATTCTGGAGTCATTGTTGGATTTGGAACCACAACTGTCAGTGGAGTTACTACTCAGTTTATCTTTGATCTTCACATCCCATATGAGTCTAAACTGAGAGAAACGACAATCGTCGGAACTGCTGTAACTCTGAGTTCCTTAGGTGTAAATGATTACTTCATTGTTTCTAACTCCAATGTTGGATCTGCAACTACATCTATCACATCGATTGATCCTGTAGATAGTTCCACTGCTGGTGTTGGTAAGTCCTTTATTGACAATGTATACGTTGTTCAAAGTGTTCAGAATGTTGAACGGAACATCATTGGAATTGGAACTTCTGTATTCAGAAGAGTATTTGTAAATATTGATGATACTTTTGCATTCGGAACTGCTGGAACAATCTCCACAACCACTCTTGCAGGTTATGGAGAGTATAGTTGGGGTAAGATGGTCATGGCGTCAAGAGCGGCAAACAACTCTTACTCTGCATATACATCCGGTGGAATTATTGGAATTAACACAGGAATGAGGGTCGAAAGATCTCAACAATTGAAGTCCAAGAATTACATCGTATCCAATACATAATAAATAAAAAAAACTTCCATTAAGTTGGCACAAAATGGCTGCAATTATAACTGATCAAATTAGAATTTTGAATGCGAAGAATTTTGTTTCTGGAATTACATCCAGTTCAAATTCTTACTATTCTTTTATTGGTCTACCAAACCCATCTGATTATCAGGATGATTGGGATTCCAATCCACCTGCCCCCAAGGATAACTTCTCTCAGGAGAATGATTATTGGGACACCATGGTTGCATTGAAAAAAATCAATGCAGGTGACGTAAGACAAGTCATACCTAAGAGGACTTGGGTATCTGGTACAACATATGACATGTATCGACATGATTATAGTGTCACCAACACTGCAGCCGTTTCTGGTGCCACTAACTTATATTCTGCATTCTACTATGTAATGAATAGTGATTTCAGAGTATATGCTTGCCTGCAAAATGGAACCGATCCAAATAATCCAAATGGCAAACCATCTCTTGATGAACCCACATTTACTGACTTAGAACCAAGATCTGCTGGTTCAAGTGGCGATGGATATCTTTGGAAGTATCTCTATACCATCAAACCAAACGAAGTTGTAAAGTTTGAATCTACAGACTTTATGCCAGTCCCTGCAGATTGGTCAACTTCAACTGACAATGCTGCGGTAAGAGACAACGCAGTTGATGGATCTATTAAAGTTGTTACTGTAACCAACTCTGGTGTTGGTCTTGGAACTGCTAACCAGACATACACAAGAGTTCCTATTCAGGGTGATGGCACTGGTGCAGAATGCACCTTGACGGTTGGTGCAGACTCTAAGGTTAGTGGAGTAACTGTTTCCAATCAAGGGTCTGGATATTCTTATGGAAGTTTGAATCTTGAAGCAGGTGGTGTTCCAACTGGTACTACCATTCCAACATTTGATGTGATTATGTCACCTCAGGGTGGACATGGTGCAGATATCTATAGAGAACTTGGTGCATATAATGTTCTTCTTTATTCAAGAATTGAGAACGATAATGAAAACCCAGATTTTATCACTGGAAACCAAATTGCAAGAGTTGGCATAGTTGAGAATCCAGAAGTTTCTACTGGAAATGTTTTAACTTCGGATAAGGCAAGTGCTCTCAATGCACTTAAATTAACTGGAACTGGATATAGTTCTGCTGCTTTTACTGCTGATTCATATTTCACTCAAACGGTCGCAACTGGATCTACTGCTGTAGGTAGAGTTGTTAATTATGATGCAACAACAGGAGTCTTAAAATACTGGCAGGACAGATCTCTTGCTGGTTTTACAACTGCTGGAATTGGGATCACAAACCCAACTTATGGATTCGATTTAAAAGCATTTACTGCTTCTCCAGATGCTGGAGGAAGTGTGACAATTGTTCCTTCAAGTGGATCCAATCTTGCCATTGACACTTCATTCACAGGTATAACTACCGTAATAAATAATAGGACATATTATCTTGGTCAGTCATTTACCAGTGGAGTTGCAGGTCCTGAAGTTAAAAAACATGCAGGAAATATTATCTACGTTGATAACAGACCCGCGATTACCAGATCATCTAACCAAAAAGAAGATATCAAAATCATTTTGCAGTTCTAAAGAATTATGTCTCAGCAAACAAATCTCAATGTAGCTCCATATTTTGACGACTTTGATCCTGCTAACGACTTTCATAGAGTTTTATTCAAACCTGGATATCCCGTACAAGCAAGAGAGTTAACCACTTTACAGTCGATTCTTCAGAATCAGATTGAAAAGTTTGGTCAGCACTTTTTTAAAGAAGGTGCAAAAGTAATCCCCGGTAACACTGGATATACTCAACTTTACTATGGTATTCAACTGCAAAATACCTATCTTGGAGTTCCTGTTGCTGCATATGCTGAGCAGTTGGTTGGAACAAAAATTACTGGTGAGACATCTGGAGTAAGTGCTGTTGTAGATAAGGTTCTTCTTCCAGAAGATTCTGAAAGAGGAAATTTAACTCTTTATATCAACTATCTCAATTCAAGTACGACCAATAATTCAACTCAAGTTTTTTCTGATGGAGAAAACTTAACTTGTAATGAAATTATTTCATCTGGTCTTCTTGGCAATTCTTCCATCGCTGCTGGATCTCCATTTGCAACTACAATCGGGAATGAAGCAGCAGTAACAGGTTCTGCATTCCAGATTCAAGAAGGTGTATATTTCATTCGTGGAACTTTTGTAAATGTAAATACTGAAACATTAATTCTTGATCAATATGGAGACACCCCCAACTATAGAGTTGGTCTCTTTGTTCAAGAAGAAATTGTCAACGCAGATGCCGATGAAACTCTGAATGACAATTCTCAGGGATTCAATAACTACTCAGCTCCTGGTGCAGATAGACTTAAAATTTCTGTAAGTCTATTCAAAAAACCACTGACTGATTATGACGACAATCAGTTTGTTGAATTATCAATTATTGAAGATGGTAACATTAAATCTCAAACAAGAAGAGGTGACCTTGGTGGAGG